AAAAGAAGTTAAACTTCATTTCGGTGAAGGTGTCGATATTGATAAACCAAAAGCAGAAAAATTAATGAACAGTCTTAGAAATTTATCACGTGAGTATATGTTAGATTTTGATGTAAGGTCTTTTGGCAAACACATTGAACCTAAAAACTATGCTTACAAAGTAGAGAAAAACAAGGAGCAGACTATGAGTGATGTATTCAATGAAGGTATGTCAAAACTAGAAGGATCCTCACGTACTAGTCGCCAGACACTAGAAAATGTAAGATTAATCGTCAAACATCGTGCGCCAGTAAATGAAGAACAACGTGGAGCACGTTCTCGTAACATTTCATCAATTTTTGTTGAGAATGCAGAAGGTGAGCGTTTCAAGTATCCATATAAACATTTAAATGGTGCAAGAGCAATGGCGAGACACGTATCACATGGTGGTGTACCGAGCGACATGGTGGGTGAAGCGATTATCGAACTATCATCGAACCTAGCAAAATTAAAAGAGTTCATGAACGTAGTAAACAAACAAAGTCTTGTGAATGAAAGTAATCGTTCAGTTGTACTTAATGTAAAACGTAGAGTAGAATCTATTAAAGAATCTATCAAGCGTATTCAAGGTGCAAAAGGTTATGCATCATTTGTTGAAAAAATGGCAACAACAGAAGCAAAACAAAACGATGAAATCACAGAAGATACTGTAAACAACTACGTAAAGAAATTTACAAAAACAACTTTTGAAGAATCATTAAGAGATGTCTTACCGCTAATTCATCGTGTACACGAAGAAGAAGTAGAAGATAACCGAATGAACCAAATTCAAAGAGTTATGCAAATCATTACTGCAAAAGATAAGATGGGTCAAAAGGTAAATCGTATCTATTTCCCAAAAGATCCTAATGCTCAATATGATTTTGACAAAATCAAAAATCAATATGCTGAACCTCGTTCAAAAGAAGAAGCAGAGGAACAGAAGAAATTGAAACTTGCATTATCAGTTGACGATATTGCGAATCGTGTTGATGTTGATTCAACAGATGATAAGAAACGTAAAAACAAAGGCCACGATAGAGCGGCTGAGTTATCACTTTTCTTACAAGATATAGCAAACGAAATTCGTGATGGCAAAACTTTGACAAAAGATAAGCTACAACTAGCAGGTTATCTAATGAAATTATCAAAGACTGCAACTGAAGGCGAAGAAGTTCAAAAGCAAAATGTTGAAGAACAGTTCGATTCTATGTTAGCAGAGGCATTTGACAAGTTTGAAATTCCAGCATAACATTCAAAAAATTCAATAAAATAGGGGCGTTTAGGCGCCCCTTTTTTTACCCACAAAAAATTTTCAAAAAATACGTATTTAACGCTTGACTTTGAGGAAAAAGATAAGTATAATTGTAAACATGCTCTGAGAGAGTTATGTTGACACTCAGGCTAATACTAAAACTAATACAGGCTAATATAGGAGAATAATATGGCTACTTTAGCAGAAATCCGTGCAAAACTTCTTGCACAAGACTCAAAATCGGCAGACAATGCCAATCAAAATCGTGGGGTAGACGCAATCTATCCTTTCTGGAATATGGATACAGACTCGACGGCTGTAATTCGTTTTCTTCCAGATGCGGACAACTCAAATACATTTTTCTGGCGTGAACGTCAAATCATTAAAATGACATTCCCTGGCGTAAAAGGTGGGGATACATCAAAGCCAGTAACTGTACAAGTTCCGTGCGTTGAAATGTGGGGTGATACATGTCCAGTACATGCAGAGATTCGTCCTTGGTTCAAAGATCCAGCAATGGAAGACATTGGACGAAAGTATTGGAAGAAGCGTTCTTACATCTTCCAAGGTTTCGTTGTTCAAGATCCAATGAACGAGGAATCTCCTGAGAATCCAATCAGACGTTTTGTGATTGGTCCTCAAATCTTTAAACTTCTAAAGTCGGCTCTAATGGATCCAGATATGGAAAATCTTCCAACTGACTATGATTCAGGAACTGATTTCCGTTTAACAAAAACTCAAAAAGGTCAATATGCTGACTACTCAACTTCAAATTGGGCACGTAAAGAACGTTCTCTAAATGAAGATGAACGTAAAGCTATTGAAACTCATGGGTTGTATGACTTAAACGACTTCATGCCAAAACGTCCAACAGATGAAGAACTACGTATCATCATGGAAATGTTTGAAGCATCAGTTGATGGAAATCTATATGATCCAGAGAAGTTCGGTGCATACTACAAACCTTATGGTTTGGATTTAGGTAACACAACGGCTAAGACAGAAACTACGCAGGCAACTGCACAACCTTCTGCTCCTGCTGAAACTAAATCTGCTCCGGTTGAGACACCGGCTCCTGCTCCAAAGGCAGAAGCAACACCTCAACCAGCAATGGCAGAGGCAACATCAACACCAGCAACTGGTGGTTCAAATGATGCCGCTGATATCCTGGCAATGATTAGAAGTCGTAAATCTGACTAAATCATTAAAACAACTAGAGGGAGGGCAACCTCCCTCTCATTATGAAGGAGTGAAATATGCCAAGAGCATTTGACGTAAGTAAATTTAGAAAAAGCATAACGAAATCTGTGCCCGGAGTAAGTGCAGGATTTCGTGATCCAGATACATGGGTATCTACAGGTAATTACTGTCTAAACAGATTAATCAGTGGAGATTTTCACAAAGGTGTTCCACTAGGCAAAGTAACAGTACTAGCAGGTGAAAGTGGTGCAGGTAAATCATTTATCGCCGCAGGTAATATTGTTAGACATGCACAACAACAAGGTATCTTTGTTGTTCTAATCGATTCAGAAAACGCATTAGATGAAAAATGGTTACATGCATTAGATGTAAGCACAGATGAAGATAAACTTTTAAAATTAAACGTTGCAATGATTGATGAAGTTGCAAAGATTATCAGTGAATTTATGAAAGACTATAAGGCAGAATATGCCGATGCAGATGAACAAGACAGACCAAAAGTTCTTTTTGTTCTTGATTCACTTGGTATGATGTTAACACCAACTGATGTTGACCAGTTTAACAAGGGTGATATGAAAGGTGATATGGGTCGTAAGCCTAAAGCACTAGCGGCTCTTGTTAGAAATTGTGTAAATATGTTTGGTGACTACAACGTAGGCATGGTTGCAACAAATCATACATACGCATCACAAGATATGTTTGACCCAGATGATAAGATTTCAGGTGGTCAAGGATTTATCTATGCATCAAGTATTGTTGTTGCAATGAAAAAACTAAAACTAAAAGAAGACGAGGCAGGTAACAAGATTTCAGAAGTACGTGGTATCAGAGCGGCTTGTAAAGTTATGAAAACTCGTTACGCAAAACCTTTTGAAGGTGTACAAGTTAAGATTCCATATGAAACAGGCATGGATCCATATAGTGGTCTTGTTGATTTCTTTGAAGCAAAAGGAATTCTTGTTAAGTCTGGAAACAAACTTGCTTACACTACTGCATCAGGTGAAATTATGTCAGAGTTCAGAAAAAACTGGACAGGTGATAAACTTGATATAGTTATGAATGAATGGGGCAATAAAGATTTTGATGATGAATCAGAAGAATTAGAAGCACCAGAACAAGAAAACATAGAAGTAAATGAGGAAGCATAATGGCTAAATATTTTTCGACCAAGTGCTATGGGCATAACATTGGACTAAGTGCAGTGTTTAGACAACCTTTAGCACACTCACATTGTAAATTACTACACGGATATAGTTTATCTTTTAAGTTCACATTTGGTTGTGATGAATTAGATGAACGTAATTGGGTAGTTGATTTCGGTGGTCTTAAACCTCTGAAAGCATGGCTTGAAGATACGTTTGACCACAAAGTTGTAATTGATGTAAATGATCCTAAGAAAGATGATTTACTTTTGCTACAGACTCAAGGTCTTGCAAGTATCGTACAACTTGAAGGTGTGGGGGTCGAAAAGTTTGCTGAACATGCCTGGCGAAAGGCGGACGAATTAGTAAAACAAATGACAGATAATCGTTGCCGATGTGTTCGTGTAGAATGTGCAGAACACGGTGCTAACTCAGCCATTTATGAGGCATAAATGACTTCTGTAGATATTGAAACAGTATTCGAAATGTGGGAGAAAATCAAAGCATATGTTCCTGCAAAAGAGAAATTAGATGTCGCAGAAATATTTATTAGAACGGCAGACGATGTTGGTGCATTAAAAGAAGATGTGCATGAACTTGTAAATGGTGATAAAATTTTAGAAGCGGCATACGACCGCTACTATGCAGACGATTTTGAAGACGAAGAGGATGATTGGGAATAAACATGAATTGGTATAATGAAGTTGTAAAAGATTGGGGCAAAATACCTGATTGCATTGAACACTACAGTAATGAGTTGCTTGAAGCAAGAAAAGAAGTACGTATTCACGGCAATGTAGAAAAGAACTCCACACAACTTCCAGCTTATGTAGAACTACGTTTCTCTCAATTACAAGAACTTGAGGCAATATTAGAGCATTTAAATATTCAACTAAGAAAGAAAAGAAGTGAATATTTGAGAAAGTATCTTGAAAATTATAACAAAGCACTTAGTAGTAGGGATGCTGAAAAATATGCTGATGGTGAACAAGAAGTTGTCGCAATATCAGAACTTATAAATCAAGTTGCTTATACTAGAAATCAGTTTTTAGGTATAACAAAGGGATTTGAAATTAAACACTTCCAATTAACTAATATTATTAAGTTAAGAGTGGCGGGAATGGAAGATTCGGAAATAAACAACAGACATTAACAATGGTTAAATGGAAGTAAATAGTAGACCATTGTAAAGAGAGGACGGAAGAATTATTATGAGCGAAATTCAAGTAGTAAAAAGAGACGGTATAAGCGAACCGTTAGACTTGGAAAAGATGCATAAAGTAGTAATGTTTGCGTGTCAAGATATCGCAGGCGTTAGTGCTAGTGAAGTTGAACTAAAGTCTCACATACAATTTTATGATGGTATTACCAGTGAAGAAATTCAAGAAACATTGATTAAGGCGGCTTCTGATTTAATCTCAGAAGAAACACCAAACTATCAATGGGTTGCAGGAAATCTTGTTAATTATCATCTTAGAAAAATGGTATACAATGAATTTGAACCTTGGCATATCCTTAAAGTTGTAGAAGCAAACGTCAAGAACGGATTCTATGATCCTTCATTGTTAGAAGATTATACTAAAGATGAATGGGACGAAATTAACAATTTTATTAAACATGATAGAGATTTCAATATTGCATATGTAGGTATGGAACAGTTTCGTGGTAAGTACTTAGTACAAAATCGTGTTACTGGTAAACATTTTGAAACACCACAAATTGCATACGCTTTAATTTCTGCTACACTGTTTAGTACATATCCAAAAGAAACAAGATTGAAGTATGTTAAAGATTACTATGACGCAATTAGTAACTTTGATATTTCTTTACCAACTCCTGTTATGGCAGGCGTAAGAACACCACAAAGACAATTTTCAAGTTGCGTTTTGATTGAAACTGATGACTCTCTTGATTCTATCAATGCTACCTCAAGTTCAGTTGTCAAGTATGTTTCTCAAAAAGCAGGTATCGGTATTGGTGCTGGTAGTATACGTGCTATCAATTCACCAATTCGAAACGGTGATGCCAGTCATACAGGAGTTATTCCTTTTTATAAATTATTTCAAGCAAGTGTAAAATCATGTTCACAGGGTGGTGTTCGTGGTGGTGCGGCAACTTTGTATTATCCTATTTGGCATTACGAAGTTGAAGACTTACTTGTTCTAAAAAATAACAAAGGTACAGAAGATAACAGAGTACGTCATATGGATTATGGTGTACAGTTTAATAAACTAATGTATGAAAGATTAATTGCTGGTGAAGATATTACTTTGTTCTCACCAAGTGATGTTCCTGGTCTATACGATTCATTCTTTCAAGACCAAGATAAGTTTAGAGAAATTTATGAACGTGCAGAACGTAATACAAGATTACGCAAGAAAACTATTCCTGCAATCGAATTATTTTCTTCATTTATGAATGAAAGAAAAAACACAGGAAGAATTTACTTAATGAATGTTGACCATGCAAATGACCATGGTTCATTCTTACCAGAAGTTGCACCTATCAAGCAATCTAATCTTTGTTGTGAAATTAATCTACCAACAAAACCACTAACTAGTTTGCATGATGAAGAAGGTGAAATTTCTCTTTGTACATTAAGTGCTATTAATTGGGGGAATATTCGTTCTCCAGAAGAATTTGAAAAACCATGCGATTTAGCAGTACGTGGACTTGATGCTCTTTT